AAATCGATCTCCCAACAAAGCCGTTGAATGATTTTAACGACGAAGAAGGCGAGATTGCACTTTGCACATTGTCTGCTATCAATTGGGGTAACATCAAAAAGCCATCTGATTTTGCAAAAGCATGTGAACTTGCTGTCCGTGGTCTAGATGCATTATTAAGCTATCAAAGTTATCCAGTCAAAGCTGCATACCGTGCTACAATGGGCAGACGTCCTCTTGGCGTTGGTATTATCAATCTTGCATATTGGATGGCTAAAAACGACATGACATACAGCAATCCAAACTTAGCAATGATTGACGAGTATGCAGAAGCATGGAGTTATTATTTGATTAAAGCTAGTGCAGATTTGGCAGCAGAGCAAGGTGCATGTCTTTGGAATGACGAAACCAAATACAGTGATGGTGTTCTTCCTATTGATACTTATAAGCGTGATGTAGATGAACTAGTTGCACACCAGGAGCGCATGGATTGGGACAGTTTAAGAGAACAACTACGTAATACCGGCATTCGCAACTCTACATTAATGGCACTTATGCCAGCTGAAACATCTGCACAAATCAGTAATGCAACTAACGGCGTAGAACCACCACGTTCTCTTGTAAGTGTTAAACAAAGTAAACACGGCGTATTAAAGCAAGTTGTTCCTGGTATTCATAAATTAAAGAACAAATACGAATTATTGTGGGACCAAGCATCACCGGAAGGTTACCTAAAGATTATGGCAGTATTGCAAAAATATATTGACCAAGGTATCAGTGTAAACACTTCGTACAACCCACAATTTTTTGAAGATGAAAAGATCCCAATGTCTGTTATGATACAACATATGTTAATGTTCTACAAGTATGGCGGCAAGCAATTGTATTACTTTAATACATATGATGGCGCAGGTGAAATTGACATTGACAAATTTGCACAATCAAATATAGTGGTCGAAACAGAAAATGTAAACGAGTTTGCCGACGAAGCTCATTGCGACAGTTGCACAATTTAAGGGAACATCATGGCATCAGTATTTGATATTAATAACAAAAGTAACCATACAACAGTAAAGGCTTTCCTCGACCCAAGCGGAGGGCCTACTATTCAACGTTACGATACAATGAAGTATCCTAGCTTTGATAAGTTTACTGACAAGCAACTTGGTTTCTTTTGGCGTCCAGAAGAAGTCGATGTTATGAAAGATGCTAAAGATTTTAAAGCACTAACAGAGCACGAACAGCATATTTTTACTTCGAATTTAAAGCGTCAAATTCTATTAGATTCAGTACAAGGTCGTGCTCCGGTCGAAGCATTTGGTAGTATCGTTAGTTTGCCAGAACTTGAAAACTGGATTATAACTTGGACGTTTAGCGAGACAATTCACAGTCGTAGTTACACACATATTATCCGCAATATCTACAGCAATCCAAGTAAGATTTTTGACGGTATGCTAGACATTGAAGAAATCATTGATTGTGCAGAAGATATCAGCAAAAATTACGATGAACTAATCGAACTTGCTGGTTACTACAATCTTCTAGGAGAAGGCACTCATACTGTTAATGGCAATACAGTTGTTGTTGATCTTTATGAACTAAAAAAGAAACTATGGCTTGCACTAATGAGTGTTAACATTCTAGAAGGCGTTCGTTTCTATGTTAGCTTTGCGTGTAGTTGGGCATTTGCTGAACTTAAGAAAATGGAAGGCAATGCTAAGATTATTAAGTTGATTGCTCGTGATGAAAACTTGCATCTCGGTAGTACACAGTTGCTATTGAAAACATTACGTAAAGATGATCCTGACTTTGAAACGATTGCAGTTGAAACCGAAGAAGCATGTATCAAAATGTTCGTTGATGCTGTTGAACAAGAAAAAGCATGGGCAGATTATTTGTTCAAAGACGGCAGTATGCTAGGACTTAACAAGCAATTGCTATGTGAATATATTGAATATATTGCAGCAAAACGTATGTCACATGTCTCACTTCCAAAAGTATATAGTCAGGCAACAAATCCACTTCCGTGGACACAGAAATGGATTGCAGGTGCAGAAGTTCAGGTAGCACCACAAGAAACAGAAATCTCGTCATACACAATCGGTGCAGTTAAGCAAGATGTTAGTGGCGACACATTTAAAGGATTTTCACTATGATTACAGTTTATAGCAAAGCAGGATGCGGGTATTGTGATATAGCTAAACGGTATCTGACAGATAACAATTTTGAATTTGAAGAAGTAAGAGTAGATTTAGACGAAAGTAAACGACAATGGCTTTTCGAAGGTGGGTATAGATCTGTTCCACAAATTTTCTATAAAGAAACATTGCTTGTCAGGGGCGGTGCTATGGAACTAATTAACACAAAACCCGAATTTATTCGGTCAAAAATGGACATTATTGATGCTAACACTTCAATCTCAATATAAAATTAACGATATTGTTACTATAAAATTGGTAACAGGTGAAGAACTTATTACTAAAATAACTGAGATTAACCCGGATCACATTGTGACTTCTAGACCACTGGTTTTTACTATTAATCCACAAAACGGGCAAACGATGATTATACCATGGCTTATGAGTGTAGATCCTAAGGATAATACAGCTATTACTATTCAAAAATCTGCAACAGTTGCTATTACAAAACCAGTTAAACAAATTTCAGATACATACTTGCAAGCTACAACTGGAATTGTTACAGCACCACTCGGGCTCAAATTATAACTAAATATATGTATGGCGAGATTCATACATAGACAAAACGATAGCAGAGATTGTGGTGCAAAAACTGTTACTAGATGCACTAATGTCAGAGTAAACGGAAGATTTATTAGCATTAATGGCGATGTTAATACTCACGGCGGCGGCGCATTGATTGCCACCGAAACGATCGGAAAGGTCAGAGCTAATGGTGTTCCAATAATATTACAAGCTGATTCTGCGAAACCTGACAGGCTTTGTCCTGATGGAAATAATCACTGTAATCCAAAAGCATCAAGTGCCAGTAATAATGTCAGAGCAGGTGGAGGCTAATAATAGATGAGTTTTACAGATTTTCAAGCAGGGTTACAAAGTGCAAGTGACTATTTAGGTGCAAGACATCATTTAAATGGAACTACTGCATTAGGAAATGATGCACTTAGAATTGTTGGGATGGCGCAGTATAGTTTTACACTTCGTGAATTATTGTGCGGGATTCTTAGTGGCAACGGGTTAAAACTTCCTAATTTACAAATATGTATTCATGCAAATATTGCTGCATTATTGGGATTACCCAATTTACAAGGTATTTTAAGAGATGCGCTGAATGAGTTAAACTCTGCGTTTGAAAGATTCATGGATCATACTAAGATAGATGATATTTTAGGTCGTCTTAATGCTGTACTTGCAGAAGCTCAAAACGTAGCAAATTTAATTAATTTTTGTGCAACACCAGTTGATCCTATAGCTATTCCTAATATGCTAGAGCGAGCATTTGGCAGCTTTCTCGGTGCAGGAAAATCGATTATAGATTCCATTGGCTCCATGGCACCTTCAGATGTGTGCGGGTGTATAGGAACGAACGGGTTTAATACTAATGTCTTTAATGGTGGTATATTAGGGGTAATATCTTCTAATTTTGCCGATGTAACAAACGGAACATTATCTGATGAGATTATTTCTAGCATTAGAAACGATATTACCTCTGTTGTAGGTGGCATTACAAACTTAATTAATTTTGAAAATAATATAAATGGATCATATCTGCAAGGCGGTAGTCAGTTCGCTACGCCCGACAGTGGATGTAATAGTGAAGTAGGAGTAATGCATAATCCTAACTCCGGCACAATAGCATCTAATGCAAGAATTACGTCGACATTAAAAGCATTGTACGATGTTTTAGGGGGATATCCGGTTAGATATGTATACAACAAAAATCCAGAAACAAACGGTCCTCTTATAATAAGTGGTTCGGCTTCGGGCAGTATCGGAGAAGAAATCACATACCCAAACATATTTCATCTGTTGTTAGATCCAGAGTTACTATCTATCTTAGATCGCAACGATGATCCAACTCCAAACATATCTAACCAAACACCTGTATACGATTATTGTGGGAGTATAATAGGTTATACAACGAATTATATTCAACAAGAACAACAACAGAGCGAGGGGTCAATTCCTACCCAACCAAATAGTCCAGGGCACAATGCAGGCGGTTTACCAACCAATACCACAACAACGTCAGATTCTGCTATTATACAAAATACAACTGTAGAATATAATTTTTCAGGTTCTGGGTCCTCTACAATATACTATGTAAGCTCAGAATCTGCACAAGTAGCTTTACAACCAAATACAAATGATATTGTGGTCAGAACAGATATATTAACTATATTTTTTAGAAAAGATACGTCAGTATTCAATACTGGCACAATGAGTGATTACCAGCAAGGGTCCGTTACATTCACAAATTTCGGAAATAATATTAATAATTTATCAGGTACGGGATTTATTGCTAAAGACGGAAATACTGCAATTGCTAGAATTATTTCAGGAACAGTAAACGAGATAGAGGTTATAAACGGTAATGGGTCCGGGGGCAATGTTGTTATCGGATTATCCGATAACACTGTAATACCAGGTAACAGTGCTATTAAAATACCAACAGGAACAACAGCACAACGAGAAACAGGAGAATCCGGCAGGTTACGTTACAATGTCGATTTAAATAGGTTAGAAGCATATTATGGCGACATTGGAGTATGGCGTTCTATCGCTAATACATCTGATATTACAACTTCAGCAACTACACTTATTAATATTGGATCTGGCAGCAGTATTTTCAAACAACTAAACACTTCTAATCAGAACGAGATAAGAAAACTGAATAGTTCTGGATTGATTAGCATAACACAAAATGCTAATGATATAACAATAGGAGACACTCTTTCTGCTTCAAACGTTGGTGCAGGAACGGGTTTATTTTATACTAGAAATTCTAATGTATTACAATTTAAAAGTTTGACTACAACAAATGGTAATATTATTATTACTGATAACTCAACAAGTGTAGATATAAGCGGTGATCATAGAATAAAATATTCATCATTGCAAACTACTAATGGCACTACGACTAATGTTACATTTGAAGGGGTATATCCAGCACCGGATACGGATAAATCGTGGTTCTTTACAATAGAAGCACTAGCAGGAAATATTGGAACAACACGCAGAGCATTCAAAATAGAAGGTGTTGTTCAAAATAACAGCGGCTCGGCAAGTTTAGTAGGAACAAATACAAAAATCGATTACCAAAGAGGAACGGCTGATATTAGTAGCAGCCCTTGGGATGCAGGAGTTTCTTATGTAACAGGAAATACCGTAGAATACGACTTAGTGATATATCAGGCTACAACAAACATTAGTGCATATCAGAATACTCCGGATATTAACCCGAACTGGATCGCTACTTACACAGGTTGGAATGTCAGTGCAGTAACTATTGGATCTCCCATACCTAGTTTTAAAATACAAGTAAGAGGAGAAAGCGCAACTGTTGTTAATTGGAGTTTGCGTCTCTCATATATAGAGTTATAATAAATACTATGAAACCAATAAAATGGTTGACAAGTGAGTCATCTTGCCATAATATCTTATTATTAAAAGTTATGGAGAGGTGTCATGGCACATCAGAATTTAAATATTGGCAAAAAAGGGCATAATAAATGAGGTCTAAAGATACTGGCACTGGAAGAAAGATTTTAGCTAAAGTAGAAGTACCACTAAGTGTGGTTGATATTACAGTTTTTGCGTTACGATATCTAGACGATATTGGGGATAATAATATAGAAGAAACGTTGTTGCGTAGTAACAAGCGTGATATCTTCAGTTTTGCAAAACTTGCAATTTTTAAATGGGGGACGCAAGAACCTCAAGCATATGTAAAAGCAAAACTCAACGGACATTTCTTTCATATGCAACAAATTATAAAACATAAGTTTCCCGAGTGTGATTGAAGAACTAATAGTTTTCTGTTTTCAAAGAACAGGATCGAGTGTATTTGGCAAGTGGCTAACAGATGCTGGGTATGTAGATTTCAAAGAAATCTATGCATTAGAGTATGGATTTGAAATATTAGACATACCGGATTTTGGAGAAGCTATCACTAAAGAATATATAGATCATTGTAATAGTTCAGAGTGTTCGCTGTGTTGTAGTTTTGAAAACAAATATAACAGGATGATAGAATATTTTAAAAAAATAAAAACTCCAAACAAGTTTTTATATAAAATGTTTTTATCTTGGCATGCATGGTATTGCCAACAAG